CTCTTTTAAAATTTTCTTTACCGTAAGTTGCAACGTCTTTTTTAAGTTCTTCATTAGAACCATAGTAACTTTGCCAATCACTAAAAACTTTAAATCGTTTCTTTTTCCCCTTAACTTGTTTTGTTTTTGAGGAATAAAAGAACTTTTTACCAATGTACTGTTTACCAGTTACGGTGTTTGTGATTACATAAACAAAACCATAATAATCGTTAATCAAATCTTCTGTGAAGTCTTGATTATTATATAACCAATTTAGTCCCATTCTTGACTATCCATGGCGTCATCATCTTCATCATATTCGGACAGTTCTTCTATGAGTTCACCACAAAATGGACAAAATTCTGGATATTCTGATGATGCCAATTCTTCGACATATTCAATGTCGTAAGAAGATTCGCAATTGTTGCATTCGGCTGTTATTGTTTTATTCATCTTTATCCTCCGACTTTATTTTAAATTAATTTGCCCAAACATCGCCCCAGTTTCCTTGTAAAGCACCTTTTGCATAATCTGTTGCACGGTTCTCAAAGAAATTTGTGTGTGTTGGAGCATTGATCATTTCTTCAACCCAAGGCAGAGGATTTTTCTTGACTTTCATAATGCCCTTTAGTCCAAGACTAATCAGTCGGCGATCAGTGATGTATCTGATATACTTTTTAACATCAGCTGCATCTAAACCATCCATATTACCCAGACTGAACGCTAAGTCGATAAACTTATCTTCAAGTTGAACCATTCGTTCAGCAATTGTATATATTTTTGATTTTAGATCATCGTTCCACACTTCTTTGTTTTCTTCTATATATGTGCGGAACAATTTAATCATCGATTCTGCATGTTGTGTTTCATCAACGATAGACCATGTCACGATCTGTCCCATACCCTTCATCTTGCCTTGTCTTGGGAAATTCAACAACATGATGAATGAAGAGAACAACTGCATACCTTCTGTGAATGCAGAGAACACAGCAATGTGTGTTGCTGTAGATTCGATTGTTCCGTTCTTTGAAGAGATATCCATAACATAATCATGTTTGTCTCTCATCTCTTGATATTCCAAGAATTGGTTATACGTTGTCTCTGGAAGACCAAGAGTTTCGATCAAATGACTATATGCAGCAATGTGCAAGGCTTCACGTGCTGCGAAACCGGATAACATCATGCGAATTTCTGGTTGAGGAAAATATGGAAGGTAGTTACGTACATATCCACCAGCAACGTCAATATCACCTTGAGTAAAGAATCTAAAAATGTGTGTTAAGAATTGTTTTTCTTCATTTGTTAATTTCTTTTTCCAATCATTCACATCTTCAGCCATTGGAACTTCTGTGTGTAACCAATGAGACTGTTCGTGTTTCAACCAAGCATCATAAGCCCAAGGATAGTTGAACGGCTTGAAATGATTGCGTTCATCCGTGAGTTTTGTTTCTAATTTCTTAATCATTTATCCAACCTTCTAAATCTTTAAGTGAACGAACACCAACAAATCTTTTTATTTCTATATTACCGTCTTTCATTACTAATGTTGGCACACTTCTAATTCCATAATCTATAGCAACATCAGAATGAACATCAATATCAATAACTTCAATAGGAATATTATTGGTGTTTTTGACAGATTCTAAATTTTTTGCCAATGTTTTACATGGTTGACACCATGACGCTGTAAATCTTAAAACTCTTTTCATTTTTCATCCTTAAAGTTATTTCCAATACTTCGAATAGTCAATGTCATTCCAATACTTTTCATTGTTTCTATTCCAAAAATTTTTAATGAGATACCATGCCATACCAGTATATCCCATTTTTTTAAATCTTCTGCTGTCTTGACCGAAATAGTGATTCATCAATTTGAATTTTTTCGGGTCATATTTCTTTGACAAAAAGAAATCTTCACTTGTTTCATACTTTTGCGGAAACCCACCAAACTCTCTGAATTTGTCGGTTCGCGTTAACATAAAAGCACCAACTGCAAATGGTACTTTATATTTCATAATACTGTTGATAACGTTGAAAAGCATAAAACCAATTTTGGTTCTAATGTCATTATCATAACATTTAATTTTTAGACCAATCAAATCTAGATTGTTTTTCTGAATTTCTTCAACGCAATCTACAATAACTGTATTTTCAAAAAATCTCACATCACTATCAATGAATAGTATATATGGCGTTTCAACCAATCTAGCACCATTGTTTTTAGCAATAGAAACTGGACCACCATCAATAATTTCAATGTTCAATTCACCTTGATTTGTCTTTATAACTTCTCTTGTTTTGTCTGTAGAAATATCAGCAATAATTATTTTAGTTTTACCAATATTTTGTTTTTTCAAATCATTGAGTAAGTGATGAATATAATCTTCTTCATTCTTACATGGCACAACTATTGTAATTTTATCTTCTAATTTGTTCTCTGACATTTTCCCTCAACCTTAAACTTATCAAATTTCAACCAGTATGTCATTGATTGTAAAGTTTGTTCACATTGTTGCTGAGATTGAAATTGTAAATTGATTCTGCCCGGTATATCACTCGGGTTATTCATATGTACTGCTATGAGTATTAGGGTCCACATTTATTAAGTCCTTCCAATAAATTATTTCCCATCTACCATTTACATGTTCAACTAATGCACTACATGATTCAACCCAATCACCATCATTCATATACTTGACACCATCTATTTCTTTTATCTCCGCTTTGTGAATGTGTCCACATATCACACCATCGTAATTGCGTTTTTTGCAGTAAGAAACCAAATTCTTCTCAAATTGAAAAATGAAATCGACTGCTGTCTTAACTTTACCCTTTAAATACTGACTCAAACTCCAATAACCGAAACCAAATTTGTGTCGCCACCAATTGAATTTATTATTCAACCACAAAACAAAATCATACGCCTTATCACCTAACATACTCAACCAGGGTGCTAGTTTGCTAATACCATCAAACAAATCACCATGTATAACCAGATATTTTTTACCATCAAAACCAATATGTTCACATTGATTCATAATTTCTATGTTACCAAAGCCAATGTTATATGGCATTAATGGTCTTAGAAATTCATCGTGGTTACCAGCTACATATATTACTCTTGTTCCCCGTTTAGCGTGACCCAATATTCTTCTAACTACATTTGTATGGCTTTGTTTCCATCGCCACTTATTTTGTTGAATGCGCCAAACATCCAATATATCACCAACAAGATATAGTGTTTCACACTTGTTGTGTTTCAAGAAATTATTCAATAGTTCAGCTTTACAATCATTCGTACCCAAATGCACATCACTAATGAATATACTTCTATATTTCATTTTTCTTTTCTTTCATACATTACGGTATCGGTATCACCAAGTGACCATTTAGACTCTGTTTCTACCGACCACCGTTTTGTTGCTACTTTAAAATCTGGATATTTTAATTCTTTAGGATTGCTAGAAGGCTCAAACACAATCATTCTATTGTTTGGTTGACATGCAAACTGACCATTATCACATTTAATAAAGTTATATGACTTATGATCTTCAACATCTTCCGAAAGTCCAGTGTCAATGATATTAAAATCTGGATGTGCAGAATCTACAGTAAACATGTATTCTCCGTACATCCAATCACCATTCTTTAATTTGAATTTACACTTCATTGACTGAAGCTGTGCTTTCTTCAAAACAGTGATATTATAACTCAAACAATCCCATAATTGCAAATAATCAAGTGGTAAAGGTTTACCTTCAATTGGTTTCCAGCAATATGCACTGATTGGTAACTTATCATACAATGCACCATATTCATTCAAATATGATTCAATGCGAAAAGCTTGGCCCCTCAATGATTTAATGCTGACCCACCAACAAGGTATCAATTCTTCAAAGCCTTCCTGAAAATCGTACAGAAATTCTTTTCGAATAAAACATTTCACTGTTGGTAGGTTTGCAATTATGTGTGACACTTAACCCTCACATGCAATACAATCATTGCCTTGTGCAATCGCGTTCATATCAAGTTCTTTAATAACTTCACGCTCAATACGCTTAGACACTTTATCAGCCTTAGCCAATTTTTCAGAACGGCAGTAGTATAAAGTTTTCAAACCTTTTTTCCATGCCAAGAAATGAATTGCATGTAGATATTTAATGTTCACATCTGGTCTGAAGAACAGGTTAAGAGATTGTGCTTGGTCAATATAAACTTGACGATCTGCTGCATGTTCGATCACCCAACGTTGATCAATTTCCATGGATGTTTTGAATACTGATTTGGTGTTTTCGTCCATCCATGTTAAGTGTTGAACAGAACCATCGTTAGCAATAATAGAGGACCAAATATCGTCGTATTCACCTTGATCGATGCCAATGGTTGCATCTCCGCGAGTTAGGTGATTTCTGATTACTTTATCCAAATAACGATTCTTATTCAGATATGCGCCCGATAAAGTGTCCTGACGGTAAGCGTTAGCACGATAAGGCTCAATACTAGGGCTAGTATTTCCCATAATGATAGACGAAGAAGCATTT